GTTGTTGCACTCTTGCCCCCTACCCCCAATTATTACACCCCCGTACACTTACGCCACTCTTCCTGACAAAATTTACAATTTACACGAAATCTTTTTCATTTAATTCTTTACCTTTCTCTTTACATTTATTTATTATTTCATTCAATCAATAAGCAACAGATATACATAGACATAGATGAGTAAGCACAGTACTAAGCACACACATGATCACATAACAGTTGACAATAGTAATGTATTATGATAGACTATATATATAGAAAGGAAATATATTATGAATAATAGCAACTTAACAGAAGAGCAAATTATATTGAATACAATAACAGAGGACATAAAAGGAGTAACGAATTACACTAACAGGTATCTATTAACTGCATCTGATTACCTCCTTGCCATTAACTCTATATACAACACTCTAAAGAAAGCAGGTTATATAAAAGATGACATCACCAATTAAACTAACACCACAAGAAATGGACATGCTATTAAAAGATATAGCCACACAAATTGAATACGTAGAAGATAACTTAGATGACTACCCTGTTTATAACACTGATATACAAAATCTTAGTGACCCTATACGTGAGATATTAGAGAAAGGTGGTTATATGTAATGAGTAATGCACAATTCCAAGCCGAATTAAAACGTGCTGAAAAAGCTATGAAACTAGATGCTTATAAAGCTGTACAAAAAGGCTCTCTCACTGTATCAGATATTTACTTTAATCAAGGTAATAAAATGGTAGACCAAGGTAAAGGTTTCGCTAAAAAATATGGCCTTAATCAATCTAAGACTATGTTCTCCAACAAGTACACTACTAATAAAATGACTATCAAACGTGGTAAAGACCGCTATACAATTGGCGCTAGTGCTTCTGCTGGTTGGATTGCTATGATGAATAGACCTACATATTCTCTCAAAATCAATAAAAGAGGTGTGCTAGAAGGGACTATTCGTAAAGGTAAACAGCTCTCTTTCCAACACATGGATAAAAAGAATGAAGCTAGTGTTATGTCTGAAATTAACTCACTCAATTCTAAAACATATAAATAAAATACTTTTGTAACTATCTTGTAATTGACAAGGTGGTTATTTTTATGTATAATGTATATATAAAGTTAAAACCACTAAGGAGAACATCATGGAAAAATCAACTAAACAATTTATCGCAGTAGTAGCTATCTCAATTATCGTAGGTCTAGGGTTGCGCACAGTTACAGATTATTTAAATATCACTCCTAATAACGCTTTTGCTAATTCAACATCAATCGTATCTAAATAAAAAGAAAAAAGACTCTAACTTAATAGGGTCTCTTTTTTATATTAAGCTTTAACTATAGGGTAAGGCAATACACAACCAAAACCAGCGTTACCAGTTGCAGTAGTTTTACCACGTGCAAGCATTACATCACCGTTTGTTTGAATAAGCACTCGAATTGGTTCCCAGTTACCTGACACTCGCAATGTTGCTGTCCCCTCCACCTGAAAAGGAACTTTTACACCGCTAGGAAATTGAATCTTACCAATGGTCTTAACTCCTTCATTTGTAGCCCAACTTGCCGTTATATTGTTACAACGCAAATACAACACGTTACTCATAACTGCATAGCTAAAATCTAACGGATCACCAACTGTTACACCACTAGCACTGATAGGGACGAATGGAGTGTCTTTGATGATAGGCTTCATGTAATCTTCACCTTCAATCGCTTGAACTACTGGAAGTCCACCGTTACCTTTTAATAAACCTGATAGAGTTGTAGTACCTGTACCACCCTCTGGAACTGTTAAAACATTTGCCATAACTAAACTTACCTCACTTTCACTTAAACTTAAATTGTACATATCCCAGCCAGCTTGAAACTCTCTTTTTATACTGATATCATCAACCACAGCCTCAAAATATGTACGTACACCATTTACAATATAGTTGCCTTGGACACGCTGACCGTTTTGTAAGTAATTATCTACTTTCGTGCCAGCTGGTAGGGCTAGAGTTACCGTATAATCTTCTTCTGTAGCTACTTGTCTCCCAAAAGCTTCAGCTTCATTAATATAGTACTCTATGCTTCTTAATTGTTGTATTTCCATTAATCCACCAACATAACCCTTCCTGTGAATTGATTTTTTTGATCTGACTCATGACCTACCCTTATTTTATTAGGAAAAGGAACACCGCCGTGACCTTGTATAAACCTAACGTTTGCGCCACCACCAATAGTTACATAAAAACTTGTTCCGCTAACTACTCTACATCTGCCTACCTCATTAGGGTACTCTGTTTTCTTGACATTTGATAAAAGTACATATTTGTTGTCAGTGAAATATGTGTACCCGTTAACTTGTATATCATCAACACTAACAATCATTGCATAAGTCGCTTCTAAGTCAGCTAAAGTGCCTTGTGTTATATCTTTGAAAGTAACGCTGTTGATCTGCTTAGGAGCCATTCTTCTTATTAATTCCACCTCATAAATGACATTCCCGCTATCCATTTGCTCGCTATAACTAAAATTAGATATATTAAAAATATTCATCATGTAACCAACTTGCTTGCTCTCAATTACTGTGATGTCGGGTCTGCCACTCCAATATGTCATGAAATCAACGGGATTAGTTTCTTTGTAATCCTCTATAACTAGTTTACCTTTGATAACTCTAGCCCTCTTGTCATAAGCCTGTGAACTATCAGAATAATTAAAATAATAGTCATAAGGTAATTCTTTTGCTCCGTCGTACACCTTTATCATTAAATTATACCCGTAACCTTTCCGATAACACTAATCTCATTAATATAATCCACCTCTGTAACGATATAGCTTCTATAGTTAACGGAGACACGTTGGTTAACGTCTAACACCCTGTTAACTTTGTAGTTTTTATCTCTTGATAATGCTAGTTGACTTTGTAGCATAGAGGTGAAATCTTCATACTGCTCTATATCGCTATCTTGTTGTACAAATTTAACTCCTCCGATTCTAGGTGGTTTTAATGTACTTCTGTCAGGGAATCCGTCTATAAACATAGGAAGCCCGAAAATCTCTTGCGGGTCCACACCCCTATAACTAGAGCGCTCTATTGTGTTATCTTCTGCTATATATTGCGTAAAAACGTCGACTTTGGTCTTATCTTCCATCAAAATATAGTCGCCAGGCTGTCCGTTAGCTTTCTGTACCCAATAAGCACGGTAATTCCACTGTCTAACTGCTGTATAAGGTAACGCTTCTTGCTGGTCTACTATTTCTTCTAGCTCATATTCATCTAGCATGGTATCGAAGTTTTGCCCTGTACGGAACTCTGGAACAGGCTCTAGATACCAGTCAAACACATTGTCTTGTGAAGTACCAAAACTTGGCTCTCTTTGCATGCGCGGGCTATGTCTCTCACCTGACCTAATGAAGAAGTTAATTAAATCTTCTCTTTTTAAGCCGTCAGTGTTGTCTGATCCTTGGTATAATAAGTTTGTTTTACTATCTCTATAAAATCGAAGGTAATTAACGTTTGGAGTAATCGCTTGACCATCAACAAACAAACCTAATTTATCTGGATTTGCATTAGTTAAAGCCCTAGCAAAAGGAGATTGAGTAGCAGTTTTAGCACGGCGAGACTCGATATACTTAAAGTTGTTACTTTTACCGAAAGTTAAATCCACCAGCATATATCTGTTTATTTTTTCGTCGCTGTCTTTTATCTTGAATAACTGTAGACACCACCAAAAGCCTGTTAAATCACGAGGAGACATGTTTTCATGGTCTGGTACATTGTGAACTAAGCCCCCTACAAACTCGTCCAAATTTGTTCGTGTTGTGATTTCCATTTGCATGCCGTAACCAATAGTGTCAGTATATTTAACTATGTTAGCTTTAAATCTTTTAGAACGTGAGCTTGGTATCATGTAACGCTGTCTAGTGCCATCCCAAGTCCATAGTGTTAATTTAGGGTATTTCATTACATAAACTCCTTTAATCCACTGAAATTGTCAGCCTCTACCTCTTGCTGATACTTTTGTTTTTTGGCTTCATCACCCCAGTCTTTGATAAGGTTCTCTTTCTTGGCTAGTGCCATAAGAATCGCTCTGTCACCTTGAATAACCTTCTCTGTGATGTCCTCGCTATCTAATACACGTTGGCGACCACCTTCAGTTTTCTCATACTTATACTTTTTCTTAGTGATTTTGATTGTTTTAGTTAAAGCTCTGTCATAAAGTTCCGCTTCAAGTTTTTGTCTCTGTGATAGTGTAGCCATTAGATTAATTTCCCTTCATCGTCTATTTGCACGCCACGTGAGCGTAGTATATTCAAGTTTTCTTGCCCGTACAGTTGATAGTCAGTATAGTTTTCTTCATAAACGTACAGAGCATCGGTAAGAGCATCGGCTAAGTCTATTTTACCGTCCTTCTCACTCTTAACTAACCGCACATCTGTTGACATAGGGCGAACAGCAACTGTAGCATTAAGTAAGTGCACGCGCATGATACCACCTGTATAGTGAAGCGTACCGCCTTGTAAATGTCGTTTAACACTCTCTACAGTGCCTGATATTTTAAAAGAGTTCTGTGCCACTTGCTCTTTATCATAATACATACCCACTTCCTCAAAAATAGAGAAGAATTTAGAGGCGAACCTATTGTCATAACCTACTTTTACAATGTTCAACTCATTCTCTCTAATTACCTCGGCTAGCTTTGTAACACCCTCTGTGCTGTCGTTTCGTTTAGCATCATGGTAGTGAGTTCCGCCAATGTGTTTATAAGGGTCGTCAATGCCCTCAGGACGAATAGCAATTGGTAAAGCATAGAAATGTTGACCAACCATAGCCAAGAAAACAGATCCCCATGTATCACCACTCACAGCGAAGTCAGTTCCAAGTACGCCATATAGTCCTTTGAAATCAAAGCTAGGAATTTGAGCCTGTTTAACTTCATCAGGTGCAAAATATTTATTAGTGCCGTTAGCATCTAAGTTGTGTCGTTTAGAAAGATATACAGCCATTTTAGACGGGTCTACACGCGCATCATTTAAGTCTTGTTGAATATCTTCTTGTTTAACTGCTATTCCCATTGCTGGATTTGATTTGTACCAATATTTTGGGTTCAAAGCCTCGCTAGCTGTATCAAGTTCAAAGATGAAAGACCAACGTGAGTAGTCATCGCCTTCTAAGTAAGACCTAAATAGCTTCATCTCACTGTCATAAGCACCATTACGGATTAAGTTATTAGTAGTCGTTACAAGCAATAGACCTTCATTCTTAGCCAAACCTTGTCTCAATGTACCAAGAGGAGATTTCTTCATAGCCCCCAACTCATCTACTACGACCAATTGCTCACGTCCACCGTCAAGCCTATTCTCATCAGCACCACGGATAACAACTTTTGAACCACGTGTAGGCAATTTACTGTTGATAGGAATTTCGACGTTATCTTTATTTATGTTGATTTTTTGTTTAGATGCTACACCACTAGAAAGAGATAGCTGTAAGTGTCCAAACATTTCAGATAAGGCTACGTCTTTTGACACTGCCATAAACTTCATAGCCTGCGAAGGGCGACCACCCAAGAGAAGAAATATTTCAGCACAGATAGTACCAAAACCAGATTTGTAGTTAGAACGACCGACACCTAGGAAAATCTCACGGATAGGGAAGTCATAACAGAATATCATTGACAAAGGAAGCTTCATATAGTCCAATGTCTCTGCATAGTCTCCATTTGGTAAAGGGATTTGAGTGTTGATATAACGAAGTATCTTTTCCCACTTTTCAGCGTTGAAAGTTTGACCTTGTGGGCTCTTGTCGAACCGTTTTAGCTTAGCCAGTGTTTTCTTATTCGCTTCTGATAACATCATTTTGTCATATATTGCTATATTTGGATTATTATACTTCATTACCACCCCATAAGTAAACTAACATTGTCTACTGATTTTCCTTTCCCTTTATCCTCGCTCATGTGGCACGCATGGCACAACATTACGAGCGGTACATCTATTAACTCGTTTAAATCATTAACTTCTATTGTGTCGTCATCTCTCCACTGGACAGGAACAACGTGATGACACTCTAATTGCTTAAAACCTCCGCACATATTACAGAAAGGTTGCTTTAGCATTATCTCTTTACGCTTCTTTTTCCAAATAGCTTTATTATAAAATTGTTTCTTTGTTATTATCATGATACCCCCACAAGCTCACACAAGAGCCGTATAGCCGTTTTATTAGCTCCCTCGATATATTTACCCACCAACATTTATTATTTAATCTCAGGCTTTTTACTGTCAAGAAATACGTAAAGCTTTTTAACTACCAAAGCGAGATAGATAGTTCCGATTAGCGTGATCAAACTTTCATCTATCATACCTTTAAAGAACGTTAGCCCTAGTACGTAAATTAAGAACACAATCCCTTCAACAGCCAATCGCTTCTTAACCGTTGGACTAAGCGTATTTGTGTCTAGGTATTCTAATACCAAAGATAATACTTGCATTAACGCCACTAGGGCAATTTGTTTAATTATAAAAATCGTCATTATTTTCCCTTTATTAATATTTTAACGGCATTCCGTTTCGTCTCATCACGTCTTTGAATTGCCCAATGATAGCTTGTGGATCTTGCGCCCCGTCAATGTTCATGTTGATAGTTCCGATAGAGTTACCAGTCGAACCACCATAGCTCTTAGTCGCCATCTTGCCGAACATACCAGAACTCTTAGCAAGACCGTCCATGATACTTGGCATACCTTTAGTGAAGAACTCGTATTCTCCAAAGTCGTCATCAAAACCAAAGTCTGGAGTATCAGGTATATCAAAATCACCATGTACAGTGAACTCTAAGTCCTCATCATGAATAGAATCCTCAGCACTCTTAAAGATAGCATTCCAAGCATCACCGATAGCCTTAGCAATACCTGTGATAGTATTTAAGAAGCCTTGCGCAATGCCAATAAAGTTTTGGATACCATTTTTCAAAGCATCAAGCGCCCATTGGAATAGCCCCAGATTATCAGCCACATTAACGACCACAGAGGCTACATTTAAAGCTACGCCAATTAATTGACCGAGGAAGCTCAAGAGAGGGCCTAAGATAGATACTACAGCACTAATCACAGACTTAAGTAAGTTAAAGATTGTACTTAGAGCTTTGGCACTTTGGCTATTCTTGTCTAGTAATCCTGAACTTTGTAAGAAGCTGTTTACCATTCCTTTGATAGCGCCAATAACACCAGTTACAACACTAGTAAGAACTCCGAGTATATCACTAAGGATGCCAGAAGAACGAACTCCCTCTAAGATTTGAGCTATTACAGCGACAAGAGAACCCATCCACTGTCCGATAGCTTGTATCAAAGGCTGTAAGCCAGAAGCTAATTGACCAACGATACCAAGTAAAGTGTTCATTAAGTCATTAACGAAGTTTGTTTTTTGCCCTGTCTCATCTAAAGCGCCAGCACCTTGTAAGAAGTTGTCTACAAACACTCGAATAAGTGAAGTGATTTGTGTGATTACATTTATAAGTATAGTCCACGCGCCTACTAAGATGTCAGATAAAACTTGCATGGTAGAGAAGTTAGGAATTAAGTTACCTATCGCCGTACCAAGTTGCACCCCTATCTTTTCGGCTATGTCACTAGCACTTATAGATAAACCAGAGAAACTTCCTGCTAGCTGTTCAACTATCGGACCTATTGCAGTCCAACCACCTTGTAAGAAACTAGCGGAAGCTTTACCTGCCTCTGTTGCAAAGTCTCCTAACGTGTCAGAAGCAGTATTAATATCAGTACCGAATTGAGCTAGGAATGGTTTCATGTTTTCGATATACGACATAGTGAACGCCTTGCCAGCATTCTCGAACGCATCACCGAAAGTCATTACCTCTTGACCAGCGCCTTTATACTCTTTACTCAGAGCTTCCAGAGCACCTTTATACAAGTCTAGCGACACTTCACCATCATTAATCTTCTCTTTGAAGTTATCCATGGTAATACCAGCATCGTTATGTTCAGCAATCCATTTTTTAATCGGTCCTGCCGCTCCCGAAGCAATCAACTGGTTATAGTCCTGTGCCATAAGTTTACCAGCAGAGAAAATCTGTGATGATACAAGACCAAAACTTTCGATCTGTTGCTTAGTCATACCGAACGCAGTACCCACGTCGAGGATACCCGTAGACATCTTGAACGCTTCTTTGCCAGATAGGTTAAGAGATGATGATAAGTTCTTTGCAATATCAGTCAATGAGCCCATGTCAGCAAGACCTGCAGCGCCCATAGCTTTAATACTCGCTTGAAACTCATCTGCGCCTTTTTGACCGTCTGACAGTGAGTTAGACATAGCCCTAGAACCACGTGCCATTTCGTCATAGGTATTCATAGCAGACTTACTGATAGTAGCGAACACAGCACCAATACCAGCAGTAGCACCCGCTAAACCTTTTACAGTGCCTGTAGCTACACTAGCCATACCTTGAAGAGCTTTAGCAGATGCTTGCGCACCGACTACAACACCAGTTTTAAGGGCAGTGCCAGCCATAGAAGCACCTGATTTAAGGACACTGAATGCACCGCCAGAGATAACTCCCATCTTACCAAGTACGCCGTTAGCTTCTCCTACTCGACCTTTAAAGTCATTAAAGCTATCGACCAGTTTGGATACACGCTCTGACTTAGTTGCGAAATCCATTGCCTTGCCAAAGATGCCAGCTCTGTTAGCAGATGAAGCTAGTGAACCATCAATACCTCGGATGCTATTCTGCAAGCTCTTGGTTTGTGTCTGTGCATTAAGTAAGCTACTCTTTAGGTTCTCGATAGTCTTAGGGCTTTTATTACCAGCTACAGCCTTATCAAGCTCTTCTCTAAGTTGCTTAGCTTTTTGTTTGGATAGGTCTAGGGCTTTGTTTAACTGATCTAACGCTTTGTCTTTAGCTCTACCGCTACCAGTCTTTTCAAACTCTTTATTAAACTCTTGTGCGGACTTAGTCAGACCACGCATACGTTTATCTATATCACGTATTCCGCCAGTAACTTTACCGTTGTCGAGTTCCGTTTCTATTTTGAACTTTGCCAAATTAATTTCCTTTCTAAGAAGATGCCATTAATTCATAGGCTTCATCTATATCTATTTCTTCCCACAATGATTTATCAATAGACAAAGAGGACAAGCCCTTAATCAACACTAGGCTCTGTTTATCTAGCGTGTGTGTAGGCTTGCCCCCTTTTTTATCTTCTTTTGGAAACTTAATTTGGCCTATCCTTTTAAACTTTTAGCCAGTACTTGCATACCCTCTACATAAGTTCCATTTTCAAACATGCTATCGAAGACTTCGTTCCCCTCTTCCATAAGCTCGCTGTAATGTTCCCATGAGGTAGGCTCGATAAGTGAAGCTACCATGTGCGAAGTATTTTTCATTTCGTTCAGGTCTTTGATCATAGAGCGCTTAGTAAAACGCTCATAGTTAATCATTGATGCAGGTGTAAAGCGTAATTTTGGTTTAGACATATTAAGTCCCCTTTTCTTATTTGTTATTCTGTTACAGTTATGTTGAGTTTGGCTTTGAATTCACCATCTATAGTTGTCAGGGTTGCTATTGTGTCGCCGATAGTATTACCAGTTACAACATTATCCGTCCCAATGGTAATATTTTTATTACTGACAGACCAACGAACAGCCTTATTGGTAGCATTCGGCGGTTGGATATTAACAGTAATAGGCAACCTTCCCCCTACTTTGATATTTCCTTGTGTAGGGTCAATAGTAACCCCTGTTACTTTACCTCAGGTGCGTCCAACGGTGTAACAATTGTTCCTGTTTCGTAAATAGATTTATATTTAGCGAGGTTTGGGTCTTCGGGGTCGTTAGGGTCAACAACGAATGAAGCGAAGTCAGTACCTGCCAACGGAGTGCTTGATACACCACATGTGATAGGTTTTTCTGTTGCTGTGATTTCACCCTCATCGACTGCACGTTCTACAGAAGCCGGAGAAGCTTGCAAGTTGTAGTAAATATTAACTTGGATCAACTCTCCCTTAACTTCATCTTGTTGCCATTCAGCAAAGACTAAAGCAAAGCGATTGTAGTTACGTGGGTTATTTTGCAAGAAGCCATTCTTAAGCTCTTTACCCAAAGCGTGTACTGCAAACTCTTCAGGGTAACCGAGAGAAGTTACTTCAGTTGTACGTGTTACTGCACCTTGTTGAGTGAAGAAAGCTTCGCCTTCCATGTCTGCCCAGATGTCTGTTTGGGAAGCCTCAGGAGACTCAGATTGAGCGCGTAGCCCTTTGATCTCGATGCCTGACTCATACTTACCTTTGACGATCGGGAATACCACGCCACGACCTAAGCCATGTTCAAAGCGTTTATCTGTTTTTGTTAATGCCATATTAAATTATACCTTTCTTAAGTGCTGTCTTGGTTGGTTTTACTGGCGTACCAACAATAGCCGTAGCGCGTTTAAACGTTTCTAAACCAAACATTTCGTTCCAATAGCGCAGAGTTACATTATTTTTGCTATCAGGGTCTGAAATTTCAAACTTAGGCTCAGTGAACTTACCGAGAGTCATTGCCCCAGTAGTAGTTATGAAACCTTTGATACCGTCCATGTGTTGTGTTCCAGATAACCAAGCAGGACTAGTAACGATAGTGTTAGGATAAATTTCCAAAAATGCTTTTACAGCTTCACTAGCACCATCAATATTAGGATTGAATACAATGTAAGGCACCCCGACTTTGTTCATGCTTCCGTAAGCTTTCAAGAAACTATCAGGATCGATGATTACATTATTCTCTTTATTGCCATTCACAACACCATCAACGAAAGGGGACAGAATAGGAGAACTATCCACTTCATCACCGATACCACCAACAAATCGCTGATACTCTAAACCTTCCGCAAAAGATTGGACTAATTCAGATTTTAAAGCCTCTGTATTAAATACAACCATTTGACGAGGAACAACACGAATAGCTTCAAAGCCACCGTTACGAACGACTTGACCAGTACCTGTGATGTCAGGTTCGTTACCTTGTGAAGTGTAAAGACCAGAACCGACGAAAGCACCGAGTAATTGCGATTTATCGAAAGCACGCTTGATAGGTGCATCATCATTCAATACAGTAAACAAAGAAGAAACACGATCAATCAAACCATTTTCAACAGTATGCTGAATATTAAAGATTGTCATAAGTTACCTCTTTCTTTTAGGCTTCTGTAGCAGGTTTAACAGTTACAGCTTTAGCACGGCGACGACCGATAAGTGAAGATGCAATAAGGATTTCTGTAAGGAATTGTTCATTGTTATATTTGATGTCGAAGTCATTGAATGAGTCAAAGCCTGACTGCATGTTAACTTGTACACCCTTCTCAGAAAGTGCGATAATCAAGTCATCAGCGAAAGCGAGTTTGTCCTCAGATTCTTTTTCACCCATGATAACATTATCAACTACAACAATCTCATTTACTGAAAGCCCTTGTGCGATTTGTTCTACTGTAGAAGTAGCTGGGAAATTCAACTGACCATTTTTATCACGTGAGAATTTCAACTCAGCAAGTGTAGCAGGTGACATAACAAGCACAACACCGTTAGAGCGCAATACACCTTTAAGAGCTGTTTTGGTTGCTTCAATATAATCTACAGCCTCACCCTTAGCAGTCCATGGGTCAGTTGTGATACCCTTCATAGCTTCATCTTGTGCCCCAGCTACAATCTTTTGCTCAATACCAAGAGCTAATTGTTGTGGAAGACGGTTCATGACGTAGTCAAGCAAAGCGTTAGCGTTGTGAGCTTTGTTCATAAGAACTACTTTACGAGGTACATCGATGAATGAGTAGAAGAATTCAGGATTAAGTGTACGCAATACTGGTTTAATCTTACCTGTCTTTTCTTCTCCCATAACGTGATACGAACCAGTTGAAGCCAACGCGTCGAAACCTACTTGTAAGTCAGTAAGTGGAGAGATGTCACAGTGACGAAGCAAACCACCAGCACGTTCGAACGCATCAGTGAAGCGGGCAAGCAAGCCAGCAGGAATGATTGACTCAGGGTTTTCGATACCTTTTTCACGTTGAACTTCTTCTGATTTTTCTACCCAGCGAGTTTTAAACTCTTTTGGGCTTTGAATGTCGAACAATACGTTGGCGAAGTCGTTGATTGCTGTGACTGACTTAGCGTAATCCTCAACGTCATTAATTTCGATTTCGCCTGATTTTTCTTTTTCGAGTTGCTCTACCATTTTGTCGATAGAGTCACCGAGCTTGCCGAATACATCAGCTTGAGCTTTTGCAGACTTTTCTTTGATTTCGATTTCTCGTTCTTTTAATTCGAGTTTTTTTGCTTCCAATTCTGTTTCTGTAATAAGAGCCATATCTTCTTCTTCCTCTTCTTCTTTTTCTTCTGATTTCATAAATGTTACGAATGCATTATCATTTGCTGGATTACGAACTAATGAGCCTTCTGTAATAAGAATATCATTATGTTCATTTCCGTTGACATCACTTTTACGCACGCCGTAGCCTACAGATAAACCTGTTCGACCAGATGCCTTGGCACGCTTAGCAAGCTCAGTGTCATTAAACACCGCACTAACTTCTACACCGTCATCTGTTTTATTCCAGATCATTGTACCGATAGCACCGAGTTCTTTTTTATGCTCCAAGTACATAGGCACTTGACCGAAGTCGCCACGAACTGATTTAATAACTTCGCCGTGTTTGTCTACATTGTTAAAGCTAACCAAACGACCTTTAAGACCACCATTGTTACTTGTTCCCATCTTCTACCTCACTCTTCACTTGTTCCTCAGACTCTTTAGGTTCTGGGGCGTACTTCTTATTAATCAACGCTTCTTTCTCACTTACTGCCAAGCCTAACTCAGCAGTGAAACGTTCTTTCTCTTTATCGACATTTACAAACTCTGGAAGATATTTGTAACCAGCAGTTGAAATAAATGACAATGTTGTTGAGAAGTCGAACGTCCATGTGATTCCGAGTGCATCTAGATAAGAAGCCGTGATGTAGTTAATGAAACTCATAGTTTGGTTATCGTTAGCAATACCTAAGACGAATTCAGGTGGAATACCAGCTTGCGCTAGCATAGAGTGCAATAGTTTCTTAGGAGCTTCCATATCGGCTTTGGAATAGTCTGGCATGATTTGTTGAACGTCTTCTGTGTTCTTAAACCATACTACCATGTCGCCACCGTCTACAGTTGCTTGCACATCACTATTACGCTTTTTAATCCAGCTGTTACTAGCCGAGGTATTTAAATCTAAGCTAGTCTTCGCAATGAACTTCATAGAGCCGTCAAGGTCAAACCGTCTACCCATAGCATCATAACTAGAGTTAACTAGTTTCAAGTTACCTGCGATATTTTCATAAGGTCTAGTAAAGATTTTATAATCGCCACTAATCCATGTGGATATTCCGTCATCAGTGTAGCTGGTCAACGTAGGTTTCTGCTTAACAACTCTCATCTGTTGGTCTGATACAATTTTATAAACAGAATTATCTTTTATGATAAGTTGCTTATACATGCCAGATCTATTAATGAGTCGTATGATGTCATTGCGTTTGCTAGTGTCATAATTAATATAACTAAGGCTTTTAATAATAGCATTCGTAACAAGTGAGTCAGATACTTTGGCAGTTGTTCCACTAAGGTTAAATAGTGAGCTTACACTTGTATCGTCCATTTGTTACCTCTATTTCTTGCCGTAGATTAATGTTGCCTTGATGATGTCCACTTCTGCTTCATTGATGTCTTTACCAATTACAAGAGGAGCACCGATCTTCTTAGTAAGTACTTCTGACTCTTTAGGGCTAATGTGATAAACTCCAGTTGAGCTAATCATATATTGAGCCCCTTTTTCTTTTTTGCCATAAGTACCTTTGGGGTCTGTAATAAACAATTTAATCAATCCTTTCTGTTTCTTAGCTTGCTCAGGTGTTGGCTTAGGAACTTGTTTAGGTTTGACAATGTCGAGACCGTCCAAGTGTTCAGACCAACCGAGGTAGCGCATCTGCCATCCCATGTAACGGATAAGCTCAGAACCTGAACCGTATGGCGTAGAACGTTTTCCAGAAGCATACTCGCTATCATAGATAACTGTATTCTTACCGTCATTGTAATACCAAGCCACGTGCCCAAGTCCAGCAAACTGTCCATTATCAATAGTGTAATAAACAGGCACCCAAACTTTTTGCGGTGGCTCTTCATTAGAGTGAGCTTTTCCAGTTGATACAGCATACTCCCACGAAGCTTGCGCCGACCATTTACGATTAGGAGCATTTACACCGTCATCTACATATTGCAAACACATACCAGATTTACCGGGCACATTAATGTTAGGTTGTACATTTTGAATATAATCCAATTAATTATTTCCTTTCTATTTGGCTGTTTAGTTCTCTAATCTTTGTTACGTTGTTAGAAGTTACTTCCTACACTTAGTTATATCTTTTTATATAACACCAAAATATTGCAGTTATAGACATGCTTAGGTCAATACGCTTCATCAGACTTGCACTGACATCTCCAACTATTCCGTTCAAGGTGCGCACGTTGGCGAAATACTAATTATTCTAAAAGCGTAAATACTATTTGGACTTACTGAGATAGCTACTCTACCGGCCTACTGTGCATAGTTACACGTTCCATTTTTTTATAAAGCGCCACCGGACACCGCGCTATATCAACCGTAGGACTTGAACCTACTCGCCTGCGCAAGCGACTTTAACCGAAAGAGTTGATAATATCATAGGAGGGATTCGAACCCTCACGCAAAGTACTCCACTACACCGAGGCGCTTTTTAGTTATGATACCAAGGAGACGGCAGTTAAGCTTACCGAGGCTTTATATGGCTGTTGTCGTCATCGCTTACCCATTTAATCACACGCTGGCTATGTGAACCATACTATTAAGCTAGGCTTTCAATATACTTTAATATTCCATAAGCATCAGCCATGTTATCATCAGTACTATCAAGATCTAAATCAGAGTTCATAATTTCAATTGATTGTTTTTTACGTTCGTCACGTTTACCAGAAATAAGATTGAAGCTAACCCATTTGCTGTTAGGTACGAACGTGAAGCCGTCAGTGACAGAGTCAATAAGTCCAAGGAAGTAGCCGTTACAGTTAATCAAGTTAATAGAACCTTTGATACCACGACCAACTATAGGCTCTTCAATATAAACATGATAATCCTGTAAGCCGTATTCTTCTATTAAGTCCTTAAGTGCTTGTGCCATGTTGTACGTACGATCCCACGCTTTGAGCTTGTAAGAGTGACCGCGTAAACTTCCTACTATTAACTCACCGTCTTTTGTTCGAAAAGCATACCCTGTACCCTCTTCTTTTTTACTCGCTGTACTGAAATCAATTGCAATTGCTTTAATTTGTTTCATATTAAATAGGTAATGAGTAAACAGTAATCTTAGTGAAGTAAGCCGAAGTTTCAAGACCGTATTCAATATCTAGAATATCATCATGTAACTCATTAAGATATGCAACTGTCATTTCGTGCTCGATACTGTTCTTAGTAAAGTAGACACTTTTCATAAACCTTTCTCCTTTTCTGTTATTAGGTTTCTATCAACCTCACAAGAATAATTATAACACGACATTTTCACACATAAAAAACCATATACTTTTATTTCATTATACGACGAAAGCGGAGCGTGCTAAGAAGGCGAGTAGTTTCTAATCTACATGTAGTTGACCTTAGGCAACGTACACACAAGATATAGTTGGGTCATCTTTTTTTTGTATGGCTTTATACTTGACAAGCTAAAAACTTATGTTATAATAATACTTACAAACAAGAATTAAATAACCGTGACTGGTAAACTCAATAAGATAACTGCAAAAGACTTCATGAGGAACAACACGTAAACAAGTAATAAAGAAACCGCACACTGATTGGTTGTTTGCAATTAAGAGCCTACTGGATAGGAAGTACACCGTAAAGCTATAGGAAGCCTTCCCCGTGATATTGTATAATAGAGAGTCATGGCAACCCCGTCCAGTAAGTAATAACTATTTAGCAGATAGGAGATTACACTAGTACATAAAGGTTAACACATTCAACGAAACAGAACAATATAAAACAACTCTCTTAGGGGTTAAGTTAACTAAAGTACTTAGCGGATACTTTATGCTTGACAGATTATTCATCTTATGGTATAATATATCTATAGCAATTAAGGAGACTATTATATGAATAAATATATTAAACGAACAATAGACGAACTAGAAGAAGAAGCAACAGCGAAAATGCATATTAGATCTGAAGCTTTAAAACAAATTGAGGTAAATCGTAAATTAATGCGTGAGTGTATAGAAGAAGAAGACTTAATTTGGGAAGCTATTGAATTATTGAGAGGTTTAGAAAATGTGGATTGAAGGTTTAGAGGGATTATATAGCGTACACGATGGTAAAGTGTTCTCTCATAAGTTTGGTCGGTTTTTAAAGACTTATAAAGGAACAGTGAAAATTAAAGGACGGTGTTATTATGTTGGAATGTAAAGAGTGTAAAAGGGGGACTGTTAGACAGTTTGTGTTCCACGGAGAAGAAAAGAAGTACACAGAAGGTGTTTGCCCTAAATGTAAGAGATGGTTGTACAAAGTAGAAAGTGTAACTAAAAAGTAATATATCAAGGCTTGACTATTCAGGTCTTTTATTCTATAATTAGTATATAAACATTAAGGAGAAAACAAAATGAACATGGATCAACTTTTAAAAGAATATAACAAAAAGAAAGCATTGAGAGATAAATACCTCGACATGCTAGATGACGGAAAAGAAAGCATTGTGGAAGTGAGTAACCGAACAGGAAGAAGTATAGCACACATTCAATATTCTAACACTCAATTTATGCGTAAAGCTATGGATAGACAAAAGGACATGGATAAGATAGCTGAGAAAATGGAGGAGATTAACAAATGACAGAAATTATCAACGCAATTGTATTCAGTATCATATTGACATTTGGATTATTAAGTATCGCGAATATTTTATTTGGAGGTAAGAAATGAGTAGAGAAGAAAAAGAACTTTTGGTATTCTTATCCATGTCAGCTTTGACTTGCTTGGTTATCTTAGTATTGACCGTTTGGAAAGGCTTTGGATTATGACAGATGAACAAAGACTTTTTAAACTATTTAATGAAGCTTATGCAGGTCATTACACTAAGGTCGTTAGAGCTTTAGAAGACGAAGATATAAGCTCAGATAACTTAGCAAGATATATACGCTATACGATCGTGATGATAAACAAGTTAGATAAAATGGCTGTAGCTCTAGACGGTCCGACTGAAAGGATCATGGGAGCGACTGAAAGAATAGAATATATGCAGTCTACTTTAAAGAAGAGAATGAGGAGTAAATACAGTGGCAATGTTTGATGATGTTATGACAGCAAAACAATTAGTCGAGAGCGAGCTGTTTGAAGAAAAGAAAAGCTGGTTGATAGAGGAAGTTTTGCCTAAGGGTGTAGGTGCTTTGGTTGTCGGTCCTGAAAAGTCTATGAAGTCATCTGTGACAATGGATATGGCGCAAGCTATTTCTTTAGGTGAAGATTGGGCAGGATTTAAAACAACTAAAGCGCGTGTCCTTGTGGTGCAAAACGAGAATAGCCGACTGACAGAGCATGACCGACTAAAGAGTGTTAAACGTGAAAGTAACGACGACCTTATATTCTTACATGGTGGTATGTTTAAAATTGACCAATGGGCTTGGAGGGTTACACCTGAAGGAAAAAGAGAAGAATACAACGTAGGTCTAGAAGAGTTAGGAAAGTTTGTTAGAGATAACAATATTGAGTTCGTTGTGTTAGACCCTTTGAAAGATTTGTTAGATGGCGAAGAAACCCTAAACAGCAATCCTGTTATGAATAAAGTCTTAGCAGAGATTACACATATAAAGAATAAATTAGACGTTAAGTATGATATGTTTGTTACTTTCTTGATTGTAGCTCATGCGCGTAAACAAGTAGGGGAACGCTCACTGGAAGAGAAAGATTTCTTTGTAGATCCTCGGCATGTACTTGGTGCAACTTCTATCCCAGCTTGGTATGAGGTAGGCTTAACAATGTCACCTAAAATTAATCCGCGGACTAGAGGAGAGTATTCAGTTATTCGACACAAGGCACGTAACTTCTCATTTAGAAAAGATATTGCGTGCGGCTATGTAGGAGACTCATTTACTTACATCTTGCCTGACAGCGAGAAAGAGAAGCATAGACAAGAAGTAGAAGAAGAAGTCAAAGAAGAACAAGAAGTCAAAGCAGGTGCTTTACTAGACGGATTGAAAAGACAAGGGAAGGTTGAGATATTAGAATGATGCAATTTAAAAAGACAATAGAAACAGAAATAAGTGGTGGGCGAGGTTTTTATACAACTAATTGGGCGAGACATCACAAAGTGGGAACAGTGGTATATGACGTAAGCGGTAAGCGTTGGGAAGTTTGCGAGGATATTTATTTTGATAAGTTTTGGTTTAGAGAAACTGTAATATAATTGTAAAGTATTAATGGTTGACGAGTCAGCCTTTTTTTGATATACTTATAGAAGAGTTAAGAGAACGAACATAACTGAGCCTAGTACGACGAAGGAGCGACTTGGTAAATGTGGTTACTGCCGATATTCAACCTCGACAAAGTATCTGCTCTATATAAAACTAAAGGAGAGTAATATGGACTATTACGAAAACGAACACGGTAAAGATGTGCGTGATTTTATTATGACTAAAGATCCTGAAAGATGGGCTGTAATTTCTATGTTTAATGCTTTAAAATATCGCATCAGAGCTGGAAAGAAAAGCGGAGAAAGCTTAACTAAAGATTTTGTTAAAATGCGTGATTACTTAGAAGATTATGCAGAAGTTACAGAACAATCAATAGATGGAGCTTATGAAGATTTATATGTTAACGTAGAGGACTTTGGCAAGTATGAATAGAAAGAAAATGATTACATACGACGACAAGACGGGCGAGATCTTACACGAGAAAGAAGTCAAGTCTTGGGATGGTATGGACTTAGCCACAGAACAGCATATAACAGCTTCTGAGGTCAATGAAATATTAGATAATATATATTATAGGTCTAATCAATTAAGGGCGTTAGAAGAGCAATTAGAGGCTTCTGTAATCCGTAGCGACATGCTAAGTAGGAAACATAAAGCGGACTATATGCGTTGGCGGGAATATGAATACAATGAGGGATTTAAGTTAGATGAAAATGATAACTAACATGCAAGACCTTAAAGAATGGCGAGAGAGTTCTCTAGCTTACCACAAGGCATCAGGCATAGGATTAGAGTTTCATTGCTCAGTGTTTTTTATAAAGGCTAGAAAGTACTTTGATGAGAATGGGTTTCCAGAGAAGCAATACTTCAAGAATGGTAAAGAGAAGCCTTTTACTCAGAAACAAGCTCTAGAACAACAGAAAGCTATACAGAGGTGGATAGATGAACGTAGATAGTAAAGTGTATACGACATTCAGGTGTGATTGCGGTATGCGGCTTGAATGCGAAGAATTCTATAAGCATATGGAATATCATTCAATTGTAAAGTTTTTACTTGACAAACGAAAAGAAGTTTGATATAATTAGTTCATGGTCAAAGGAGGACAAGAAGAAATGAAACAAGCGCAACAGTTCCCGATTAACGGAGAGGCAGTATGCCAAGCAGTAAACGCAACAGTGGCAATTAAAAAGAACTTACGACAATTAAATATGTTGTTTGATAACATGAACCAAGATGAAAAGGTAGCTTTCTTTAGCAATAGTTTCATTAAGGATTATGTAGCAGATTTCGATAGAAAGGAAATTGAATTCGCATGAACTTTGAAGAATTACAACGCAAGATGCAACTTGCTAAGAGCGCAAACCAAGCAGTGAGTTATAAGTCACGTAGCGCAGAAGATATCCTAGACAAGTTTAAAAGTCTTAATAGTGGTTGGGTACTAACTCTATCAGATAAGATTAAAAGCGCAGGAGACAGCCTTATATTCGTTTCTACAGCTATCTGTCAAAAAGGTGACGAAAAGTATGAAGGTAGCCATGAGCAACCTGTTACTAGCTCACCTAACAAGATGATGAGTCCACCTCAATATCAAGGAGCAGTTAGTTCGTATGCACGTAAATATGCATTACAAGGGCTGTTCGCAATGGGTGAGAGTGACTTTGATCAAATGGAGCAGAGCTTACTTAAAGAAGGTACACCAGCTCCTAAACATGGCTCTACATACACAATGGCGGAACTTGGTGAGTTAGTTAAGTCAGGGACAATGACACGAGACCAAGCTAACGCATACGTTAAACAACACAATTTAAAATAACAGAAAAGAGAATATAAATTATGATTATCACAACAACGTTCACAGTAAACGAAAAAAATACACGAACTACAGCACAAGGTAAAAAAGTGTCAAGCACTAAACTTTATCCATTAGACATTTACGCTGGCGGTATCTTCTTACCTGAATTCGTTAACTTTGGTGATACTATCACAGTATCAGGTCAAATTAAAGCACAAGATTACAACGGAAAACCACAGTATAACTTTAGCTTCCCTACTATTGAGAAACTCCAGTTATTCGCTTCAGCTCCACAAGCACCAACACAAGAAGCTGATCCATTTGGCGGACAAACACCAATGGACACAGAACCATCTGACTTGCCATTTTAACATGAAAAAATATATAAAATATAAAAATGACTATGTAGTGTCCAATTGTGGTGAGGTATGGAAGATAACCAAGAATGGTTTGAAGATTTGCAAGCAATCAAAAGAAAATCAAGGTTACAAAAGAATTTATATAAACGGCGCATACGTCAAAGTTCATCGCATTGTTATGGAAGCTTTCAATGGTCCTAGCGAGTTAACTGTAGATCACTTGGACCGAAACAAAGAGAACAACCACCTAAACAACCTTGAATATGTAACTCAAAATGAAAACAACAAGAGAGCTAATAGCAAACGAGTCAAATGGAATGACAACGTTTATCGTTCATCAACTGAATTGAGTGTTATTCTTGGTTTAAGTAGATCGGCTTGCGCTATGTCAATTAAAAACAAATATAAATTGAAAGGCCATTATGCAAAGTACATATAATTACGAAGAAACACTTGACTATGTTGATAAGTTATCGCTTAAAGGTAACTACAAAGAAGCAGAAGCGGTGACAGATATTAACTATCCGCTTTTGTTCAATCCAGACGAGAATTATAATTTAAAGCAACTGATTACAACTAACAAACTTAAAAGAGGAGAACTTTAATGACAACTTTAGCAGATTTACATAACGAACTTAATATCACACAACGATTAGCGCTTTACGTGAAGAACCAAAATAAGAAGTACGGCACTCACTATACAGAGAATATGCCATTGCCTGACAGTGTGGCTTTCCTTATCCGATTGAATACACTAGGCAAGAAGCGTAAACACAAAGAACAGTTACAAGAATTGCGTGATATGGTCGATACAGCGAACGTGAGCCGAGATATTGCCAATAAGCACATGGGTGAAGTTATTGAGCTTAAACAAGAAAACTCGGAACTCAAAAAGAAAGTTCAACGTGCCGAAAAAGTTGTTAATCAAACTAACTTGCGTGATGCAATTATTGAAATTTACGAAGCAATGAACACTAGCACGCCAGATGTAATCCAAAAAGAAGTGGGTCGCAAGTATGCTGGTAAAGCTTTCCAATTCATGGAGTGGTATCAAGTACGACAAATGCTTAATCAAACAGCTAAAGACTTAACTAAACAGCTCAAAGAACTCGAAAAATAAAATCATTGTGCTAGGAAACACGTTAAAAGCAACTTAGAAAATTTTTCATTATTTTTATAACTTAGGGCTTGACATTGTTGGGCTCTTTTGTTATAATTGTATTATCTCATAGAAAGGGGATATATATGCGAGCAAAAACGAAAACAAGGCTCCTAACTAAAGACGGCAAGCCAGTATTCGGAACGTTAACTAAAGAAGAGGTTAGGACATATAGTTCTGAATACACAGAGTACAACCTAGCCACTATACTCACATTCACTATATTTGCTTACCAGTATGACGAAACACTGCTTAAAGGTGTTGTGTTTGAGGGCAAAACTTGGTACATGAGGAGTTTAAAGAGTGTCGGCTCTACTTACATTTTAGAGATATCTGATAAGGAGTTTATAGACCAGTGAGGAGTTTCATTAAGTATAAAGAAAATTATGTGGTATCAGACCACGGAGAGATATGGAAAATAACCAAAGCAGGGTTAAGAAAAACCAAAGGAACAACGGACAAAGACGGCTATAAGGTGATCTCCATAAACAATAAGAACAAAAAAGTTCACCGCGTTGTATTAGAAGCTTTTAAAGGTGTCAGCTCGTTAACTGCAGACCATATAGATAGAAATAAAAGCAATAATAAGCTAGATAACCTAGAATATGTAACGCAAAAAGAGAATAGTAAGCGGGCTTTGAGCAAAAGAATAGAATATAGAGGTGAGCTTTATAGAGATAGCATAGAGTTGGCTAAAGCACTTAATCTAACTTCTTCCGCTGTAAGGAATGCAATCAACTATAATAGAAAACTGAAAGGCTTTGAGGTGAAAAGAGCATGATAGAAGTATATAAAGGGCGCATAGTAACCCCTAACGAAGTAGACAATGACAAGCCGTTTGCAGTAGATATTACAATTTACAACGGACAGGCTAACAGCGTATTAACAGCACAGCGAGTGATTACACTGTATTCTACTAAAGATGACGACTTGTTTGAAATGATCAACATAATTGAAGCAGAGTATAAAGACTTCTTTGACATGAAATCTATTGAAGTTGAGTATGCAGGTGTAAGTAAGACTTACATGGTCTACGAGATAACTATTGCGAGCGGGAAAATTAACATAAAGAAAGAGGATTGAGATGATTTTAAAAGATGCAGTATATATGACAGCAATGTTAAGCCCTACAGAAGAATTTGACATAAATATGGAGAATAGCTTAGACCTTGTTAACCACATGGCAGGGACTGAGTACACTCTAGACATGGATATAAAGGACTTAAAGCACTCACACCGTATTATAGACTTTATTGCTATCGATATTAAGCGTAATATGTCTATTTTTGAGGCTATCGGTACGGCGGCTTCTAATGTACAAATGGCTAGAGATAACAAATTAGTAGCACTTGAAGCTTTATTTAACACAGAAGAGGTATAGAAATGGAACTTTGGTATATTTACAACGAAACACTAAAATGCCCAGCGAATGCTAAGTATTTACCGAATAAGTTGGCTATGTATACGGATATTAAGAGCGCCAAAAGAGGATTGATCTATATTAGAACTTATAATCCCAGTGGTTATGATTATTCATTGAAAGAAATTGAATTGTAACATAACAGAAATCACTTCTTAATTGACAAGAGGTGGTTTTTTGTATATAATAAGTATATAAAGTTAAAACAACTAAGGAGAAAACAAATGAAAACATTACAAGCACAGGCGGAAATGATCACTAAAATGACAAAACAATGTGAAGAACAATTGCAACTGATCAAGAAAGAAAACATCTAAAATGAGATTAAGAATTGGATTTTTTGCACCTATTGGAATAGTAATAACTATACTTGCGACACTATTTGCTGGCAAAATGGCATTACAAGTATATAAAATGTTCTTTGTGGGGCTGTATAAGCTCTTATATTGGTCAGCGTGGGTCTTTGTTAAGTTCGCATGGTATATATCAAAAGCTATGTATTTGTGGGCTAAGGCGATTGCTGGTGTCCTTGTAGGACTATATATCAGTTTTAAAGAGAAGAAAGAGGTAGAAAATGAAAGTTAGAATAACACAACATAAAAGTATTGGTGGTAATATCTATTACAAAGGAGAGTATAAAAACTTTTGGTGGGGTTGGTTGCCTTTGTGCGGTAAATACGGAGAAGTTATAAAGGGATACGATATTAAAGATGTAGAGAAATCTATAAAAGAAAGCAAGAAAGGCAATGTAGTGAAAGAATGGACTATTTAGAGCGTAAAGCAGTAGTAACAGCGGTAGAGATACAGAGAGATTTGAATAATGTAGAAAATGACATGGATTTCTTAGAAAGGCAGTTGCAAAGATTGGAAACTAAGAGAAAACAACTCATTTTACAGCGCAATACATTGAAGAAGAATTATAAGGAGTGCAAGCTATGAAATACACATTATACAGGAGGTTTGATGGAACATATACTTTACTCCGCACTAGAGAAGCATGGGACAATGTTCTCACACCGATAGTTAGGAGTAACAGTAAGGAAGCGATTTTGATGATTACAGAAGATGTTAGAAGGAGACTAGAATGAACTTAGAAGAATGGTTAGAGAAATTGAAAGAGAAACCTGGTACAGTTTGGTGTAAGAGTAATGCATATCCTCCAAATAAGTGCCGATACTGCAACAAAGGGTTATATAAAAGAGGTGTGTACAAGCATTCTAGGTTTCTTACTGACATTAACACATATTGCTGTACAGCTTGTAAGGAAGAAAGAGAAAGAGCTAAACAACGCGACCCTTTCTTTGAGTTTGATAAAATTGTAGAAGAGCCATGGGACGCATTTAATTGGACAGTGCCACCAGTCGAGCATTACAATGACAGAAGTTTTATTGTAGACAATGAAGCCATAGCTAAGTTACGCAATGTTTTAGATAAAGAAAAAGAAGAAAGGGTGCATGATGCTCTAGAGCTGTTACAGAAAGAGTTTAAAGAAGTTAAGATAACATTATAGCAAGATACCTTATATGAGCTTAGAACGCATTCTGTGAGCTTGTGTAAGGTTTTTATATTATGAAAATAATTGAAAATGAAAATTGAAATGTAAATGCGAAGGA